CTTCCATGTGCTTGGTGATCGTACTGAAGGCGGTTTGATCAAGGATGGCTCGAATGACCGTACCTGCTTTGCATTCCACAAAGACGCAGTTGGTCTGGCAGAAGGCATTGCTCCTAAAACCGAAATCAACTACGTGCCAGAGAAGACTTCCTTCCTGATCGCGTCGATGTTCTCGGCTGGTGCTGTGGCGATTGACGATGAAGGTATCGTCAAGATCGTCTGCCGTGAAACTTAATCAAGGAGACTGATCATGGCTTTTTCTGCTACTGGTTGGGTTACTGTCTGCGCTGCCAAAGCTGGCAATGCGCCGTCAATGTACCTATATAAGACCGCTGATACTCAGGCAACCGTCAATTCGGCAGATTACTTTCTGTCGTTGAAGGACACCCTGAAGGTTGGCGATATTATCTTTGTTTACGACTCGACAACTCCAAGTCTGGTGCTGACGTATGTGAATGCTGTGACTTCGACTTCGGTTGATATCGCAGACGGCACAACCGTTTCAGCAACTGACACGGACTAATCCGTAGTCAAGCAACAGGGGGCTAGTTCTAAGGTAACTTGGGACTAGCCCTTTATTACATGAGAGGTTCGTATGGCCGCAGGAGATACCCCAGTTTCAATTTGTTCTGACGCGCTAATCTTATTGGGCGCAAAGACGATTTCGTCGTTCAACGACGGGACAGATGAAGCTAACTCTTGTGACCGTCTGTATCCAGACGTTCGGGACATGACGCTATCCATGTATCCGTGGTCGTTTGCGTACAAGAAAACACAGCTAAACAGGTTAATCACAACGCCGGTCAGCGAGTGGCGTTACGAATATCAGTTGCCCGGAGATCGTCTAGGCAACCCTCGTGCCTTGTTTGAAACATCAACCGCTTATGCCCGTCCGGTCAAAGAGTGGGAAATCCAAGGCGACAAAATCCTCACGAATTACGAGCAAGTCTATATTGACTATCCTTACCAAACGCCAGAGTTTGCGATGCCGCAATACTTCGTGCAGTTGCTGAATTACATGATGGCGTGGCACTTGGCGTACCCGATTACCGAACAAGAGGCAAAGACCGGATACTGGCAAGGTGTTGCTGTTGGCTCACCGTCAGAAAATGGTCGTGGTGGTTACTTTAGACAAGCGGTCAACATTGACGGTCAGGGTCAGCCGCCACAGGTTATTGAAGATTATGAGTTGGTTGCGGTGAGATATTAATGGCACGGTTCATTGACTTCCAGACGAATTTCAGCACGGGTGAACTTGACCCGTTGCTACGCGCTCGTGTGGACATCCCGCAGTACGCCAATGCTTTGGCAAAGGCCACCAATGTCATTATCCAGCCACAAGGCGGTGTACGCCGTCGTCCCGGCACCAAGCACATCTTTGAGTTGCCTAACAGCAGCACCCCATCTGCGGCCAATGGCGTTCGTTTAATTTCATTTGAGTTCTCGGTTGATGACAGCTATATGCTTTGCTTTGTGGCAGGCAGAATGTATGTCGTCAAGGACGGGGCATTAGTCACAAACATTAATGCCTCTGGCAATGACTACCTGACTGTTTCAAACATAACAGGTGCCATGCTGTCGTCGATTTGCTGGACGCAATCGGCTGATACGTTGATTGTGGTTCACCCAGACTTGCAGCCTATCAAGATTGTCCGTGGTGCCACAGATTCGTCTTGGACGGCAACAACGATTACGTTGGACTCTATCCCCAAGTATGCGTTCACCCAGACATTTACCAATCCAGCAACGACGCTAACGCCGTCTGCTGTGGCTGGGAATATCACGCTGACTGCTGGTGCAGCCGTATTCCACAATGGTCGGACTGGCACGGCTCAAGCCGGGGCATCGACTACCATTACCTTGGACGCTGGTGCAGTAGCAACTGACGACATATACAACGGCGCAAGCATTACGATCACTAGCGGCACAGGCGCTGGTCAGACACGAATCATCTCTGACTATGTTGGGTCAACTAAGGTTGCGACGGTATCAACAAGCTGGACGACGACACCCAACAACACATCGGTGTTTAGCGTCACCAGTCAGGTTGACCAGTATATCAACGCATCGCCACAAGGCCGTTTGCGTATCACAAAGTTTATTAGTGCTACGTCGGTCGAAGCAATTACTGAGTTTCCGTTTTTCAACACAACAGCCGTTGTATCTGGCAATTGGGAATTGGAATCTGGCTATGAAGATGTTTGGTCTACTTCAAGAGGCTGGCCGAGAAGCGTATCGTTCCATGAGGGGCGCTTATACTTCGGCGGCTCTAAGTCTCGCCCGTCTACGATCTGGGGTAGCAAAGTTGCCCTTTTCTTCGATTTCAAGCCCTCTGAGTTTTTGGACGATGATGCTGTTGAAGCTACCCTTGATACTAATCAGCTTAATATTATTGTTGACATTATCTCTGGTCGCGACCTTCAAGTCTTCACCACGGGTGGCGAGTTTTATGTCCCGCAGCAAGGGACTGATCCGATTACGCCGCTGACGTTTACGTTCAAGCAAGTTAGCCGCAATGGTACAAGGCCGGGGACTCGCGTTGAATCGCTTGAGTCTGGCTCGTTGTTTGTCCAGAAACAAGGTAAGTCGCTGAACGAATTCTTGTTCTCGGACACACAGCTTACTTACGTGACGCAGAGAATCTCTTTGCTGTCCGGCCACCTCTTAAAAGACCCAACTCGTTTATCATTACGTCGGGCGACATCAACAGACGAAGGCGATCTATTGTTGATTGTCAATGAGACAGACGGAACCATTGCGTCTTACTCTATCTTGCGCTCACAGCAGATCGTGGCTCCTTCAGAGTTTACGACAGACGGTGAATTCCTTGACGTAAGTGTTGACGTTACTGATATCTATGCAATTGTTAAACGGGTTTTTAACGGGACTACTCGGTACTTTGTTGAGTTATTTGATGATAATCGCCTTACTGATTGCGCCTTTATTGGTGGTGTCGCAGCTTCTGCTAGCAGCCTACCGCATATTGGCAAGTCATTAAACGTCATCTGCGATGGTGTTCCACAGAGCAATGAGACTGTCAGCGGTGGTGGCTCAGTAACATTTGACCGCGCCTCGACTGTCAGCTACGAGGTTGGCCTGCCTATTACGGTTTATGTCAAAACCATGCCTGTGGAGGTCAAGCTACAGACAGGGACTCGTGTCGGGTTCAAGAAGCGCATTGTCGAAGCAAACGTCATTGTGAACAATACGCAGCACTTAAATATCAACAACCAGCCTGTCCCGTTCCAGAACTTTGACAACCCATTACTGGATATAGCCATCGCACCGTTTACCGGCATCAAACGGCTAAATGGCATTCGTGGATATACCCGTGATGCAGTTATTGAAATCACGCAAACCTTGCCACTCAAGATGACATTGCTCGGTCTTGAGTATAAGGTGGCTGTGAATCAGGGGACGTAAATGGTAGACAAAGTAAACCCAGTAAACACCCGTGCAATGGGTATGTATGCCGCCAGCGGCTTGATCGCTGGGGTTGGCGCAGCTTACGCTCAACAGGCGGCTGGTTACTATCAGTCGGCTGGCTATTCTATCCAAGCGCAAGAAAACCTGCGGCTGGCTGGATTACGCGCAGACAAAGTTGTCGAGTACGGTGAGGCTGCATTCAAGCGCAATCTGATGAAGATTGAGTATGACTCGATCAACTACAAAATTCAGGCTAACACGCAGTTGGCTCAACTACGCAAGGCCAATGCAACTGCACTCGCTCGTGGTTATGCCTCTGGCGTGGTTGCGACAGAAGGCACCTATGGCGGCATCCGTGGCGCTAACGTCAGAGCAGCGTTTCAAGACATTGCCATTACGGACTTGAATGCCATGACGGCAAGAATCCTTGGGTATGAGGATGCCACCGCAATGCTGCAATCATCGTATGACAGCGCGTTCTATGACCGTGAAGCTGCAATCTCCAATTCGAGAACTGCACAGCGTACAGGCGACATTGCTGTCAAGAGTGGCGGTCTTATGGCTGGTGTTCAGTTGGCAACATCTGCGACCAACTTTGCGATGACGTTCCCGTCCAAAGGCGTTGATTTTTTTGGTTCCAATAAAACAGAAGCGAAAGAATAATCATGGCTGATCCAATCCAATTATTGCAGCCCGGAAGGACACAGTTAGCTGACGTTTCGTCGCTACCACAGCCTAACCTCAACTTTGGTCAGCGTCGGCCAGAAATAGAGTATCAGGCTGCGGCAGAGGCCAGCACCGCGCTTTCTCGTACATTTTCCAATCTGGCTACCAATATGTTTGGTACGGCAGAGAAGTTTGCTGAAGCGGCTGGCGAAGAGTTTATCCTTACCAATCCAATTAGCCGTAAGCAATTGGATGCAATGAGCAAGGGTAATGTAGGCAAGTTCAAAAAAGAATTTAGCCTCAATGCTTTTTCTGCCGCCGTCCAAAAGCATCGTGCTAACGAAGTTGCGGCTCATGCCTCCGTAGAAATAATTAACAAAACCAATCAAATTCAGCGCAAGATCGAATTAGGCCGGGATGAACAGGGTAATGTTTTTGAAGTTGATACCAAAAAGATTACTGATGAACTAACTGCTTTAACTAAAGGTTGGTCTGATAGCTTAATGCAGGTATCGCCAGATGCTGCTTATACATATAGAGCTACGGCAGCGACTCATGCTAACCGAGTTATTCTGGCAGCAGCCAAAAAAGAAGATCAGCTTAACTTTACCAAGAACAAGGTAAAGATTGTTAATGACGTTGACAACAATTATGTAAATGCCGTCACCAACATTATCCGTGGCGGTAATGCTTTTAGCGAAGCAGACAACGAATACCTTACCGTCAATGAGTTAATCCAAAGAGAACGTGAGGCCTTAGTCAGTCGAGCGTTTGGCTTGGGCGGCATTGACGGCATGAACTACGCAATGGAACGTGCCGACAAGATTGAGGCAGAAATAAAAACAGCAGTCTTGGAAGAGGCTGTGTTGTCTCGCCGTA